TAAGCCAGATCTTCTATCTCTAAGGTAATCTGAATTCCATATTGTAAAAAAGTCTTTAGTATACTGAGGTACGTTTAATAACGCTGCTCCTGCTTTTAATATGTTATTATCAGACGTGTTGATAAAATTGACAGCACCTAAAGTTTGAAGTAAAGCAGAACGCATATTAGCAAACATTGTTACCGCTGTAGCTCCGTTTAACCAATTTAAAAAGCTATCGTTAGAACCTTCTATTCTATTACTTCCGGTTTTCATTCTATCTAGAGCATTTTTTAAAGCTGTTACGTATTTTCTACCGTATATAGCTTCTATCTTGCTCATGTTTTCTTTAGAGAAAGCTTTTTCAATATTTTTAGTCCAAGGTTCTAAGTATTTAGTTCTATTTGATTTTGATATAATATTATTAATATCTCCAACTACTGAACCAAATCCCCAATTATGACCAGGTTCTGTCCAACCATTAGCTTGTTTAGAAAGTAAAGAAACGTCATCAGCGAACTTTCTTAATTTAGGATCAGTTCTTACTTTTTCAACTAAGTTAAATATATCTTTTTTATCTAAACCAGGTATTTCATAACCAGCTTTTTTCCATAAGTAAACCCTAACTGCTTGATCATACAAGTAACCGCCATAACCAGAATCTTGTTTAAGTATTTTACTTATTCCTTTGTGTTTCTTGTTTATTAAGTCAGTCCAGTCTTTATACATTGTTTGCCTAGCTTTCATTAAGTTAAGCATTGCATCACTATATGGTTTTAACAATGTGTTTCTAAGAAACTCAAGTTGTTCCTCACCTTTAACACCTTTAGCGCTTGCTAACGTGTATAGCAGTCCTTCGAAGTCTTCGTCTTCAGGTGGTAAATAAATTTTATGTTTACCAACGTTCTTACCTAAATTCTTAGCAGTTTCAGGAGAGAATGTTTCTTCTGATTTAACTCCTTTGTTTTCTTCTATAATATCGTTTATTGTTTTCTCGATATTATTATTCTTCTCTACGATTTCTTGGTATTTCTTTGACTTATAATCAAGAGCTTCTAAAACTTGTTTAGTTAAAGTTCCATTTGCATTTTTCTTAACTTTAAACTCAAAGTCATTATAACCATCTGCTACTTTCTGTATTAAGAAGTAAGCTGTTTGTTTATCTGAGAATTTAGATCTACTTGGTACTTTAAATGTTACTTTAGTTCCATCAGCAATTTTAGCGTTTTTAATAGCGTTATCTATATCTCTTGCAACTGTCCATTGTTCAGTAAAAGGAAGTCCTTCTAAGAAACTAGATAATCTACCATTTTCTTCTTCTGCTAAACTAAATTTAACAACACTACTCTTACCTTTTGCCATATCATCAAGAACTTTAGCTCTAATAACTTCGTTCTTTAAATCATTTGCCAAATTAACGTTTCGTTCTGCAACTCTATCTAAGAATTCAGGTTGTCTAATTAATCTTCTAGCTTCTTGTAAAACTAAAACATCACCAAACAATTCCATTAAAGCTGTTCTTCTATCGAAATAAGTTGTAGGTCTTAATTTACCACCATCCTTTTCACTTAATTCAGAATCTTCAAATTGTTTTAATTCTTCACTGGCATTTTCACCACCATAAGTTTTTATAATTCTAGTGGCATCGTCTATTCCATAGTAAGATTGTAAGAATTTTACTCTACTTATATCTTCTATTTTTTTGATATCACCTTTTTCGTCTGTTTCTTTTAATCTAGGTGGTAATTTTTTAGAAGCATAACTAGATTCTCCAGTAACTTGATCAACAGGATTATTTATAACATCGTATAATAACTTCCATTGATTGTACATTAAAGACTCTATTTCTGGACCGTTCTTGAAAGTCATTCTTCTTGCCATAGTCTTAGATAAAAATGATAATCTTTCTTTGAAGTTTCTATATTCTAGAGTTTCAATGTTTGGAGATCTTAATATCTCACGTCCAACCTCATCAGAAATGATTTTAGCTGGCGTATCTTGAACAGAAAGAGCTTCAAACGTGTTTACCATCATTCCAGTTGAAAGATCATAAGATTTAAAAGATTTTAATTTTTTTAATTCTTCATTTTCTTCTGGAGTTCTATCTTTTTTAGATTGTAATTCTAAACCTCTTTCTAATTCTTTTAATTGTCTATTCAAATCTGCTATTTTAGCAGGATCTGTTTCTGTTTTTAGTTTTATATTAGCAGCAACGGTTGGATCTGAGGCTTCTGTAACAAAGAAACCACCAAAAGGTACTGTTTCAATGTTTATAGGTTTACCTTGTTCATCTACAAAGTTAAACACTGGATCGCTCAATAAAACAGCAAGATTACTTTGTTCTTCTTCAAAATCTTGTTCAGCATTGAATACACTATCCGATTCATCTAAAAAGTCAGATTCTTCTCCAGTATCTCCAGCATAATCAGCTAATACTCTAGTTTCCTTAAATCCTTCTCCTTGTATGTCGTCTGTAAACAATTGTGAGGTTACATTTCCAGATTTAAGAGCATCTTTCATTTTATTACCTAATTGCGAATTTATATAAGCGTTTAGATCTTTGTTTTCTTTTACGATGCCTTTTTTACCTTGATAACCTTTTTCGTCTTGAACCTCTAGTTTCTCTTTAAACTCTTCGCTTTTAGGATCTAAACCTTTTGCTTCTAGTTCCTTTTTGTATTCTTCTCTTTTTTGAAAGAACTCTTTATTAAAGTTACGAATAAGAGGTATCATAGCTAGTGAAGTTTCACTAATGAAATCCATTTCACTAAAATCAGGTAGATTTACATATCCCAATCCTTTTGCTTTACCTTTAATTATATATTCGTATTCATTTAATATATCAAACATTACTCTATTGATAGCTGGATTTTCATCTTTTGAATTACTTCCACTACTCCATAGTTCTTTGTTGTAATTTTTATTTACATCCTTCTTAATTTCTTCAGAAGATTTTCTTTCTGATAAAGAGAATTTAGGTTTAGATACTGTTGTTTGTTCTTCTTTTTTCTTTACAGGTTCTTTAACTCCTGTTTCTTTTCTTAAAGATTCTTTATTTATTTCAACACTACCTTTTCCTACTTTTCTCATGCCAAGACCCCAATTTCCAGAATTAACACTGTTATTGTAGTCTTTTAAGAAATTATAAACATCTCTACCTGTTTCGAATTTTACGTCTTTTATTCCTAAGAATTGAAGTACTTGTCTTATAGTATCTTTTAAACGATTCATTGTTCCTTCGTCGTACTTAACTAAACCTTGACTAATAGCGTCAGAGTATAAATTAAGTGCTTCTTCCCACATGTCTCCAGTGTTACTATCTATTTCTGTTTGGATTTCAGATTTTTTAGTATCGTACTCTTCTTTAGTTATCTTACCTTCCTTATAATCGTTATAATAGTCGTCCATTTCATCGAACAAATTGTTATTCTGTTCGTCATAAAATCTTTTGTAAGCTCCTAATTTTTGAGCATACTCTTTTGGTACAACTACATCTTCTTTACCTTCTGCTTTTAATAAAGTATCTACTTTCATTAACTCTTTTGTAAGAGCTGTACCTAGTAGTTTTTTTGCCTCAGGATCGTCTTTTAAAGTCTCATGCATAAGAGCATGTAAGAATTCATGTTGACCTACAGAAAAATCACCTCTTTTAGAAGCTATTTCTTCATTTATAAATATAAATTTCTTTCCTTCAGGTATTTCAACACCTCCTTCAGAAACATCATTTAAATATTGTGAGTTAAGAAAAACACCTTTATTAGCCGCGTTAAACTTAGCGTCTTTAGGTTTCATGTTGTAATTATTTACAAGATATTCTTCTAATTGTTGAGTGTTTTTAAAAGTCTTAAATTCTGTATTTTTTACAATACCTTTTTCTAAAGCTTTTATTATAGATTTATTTTTAGCTTCTAATTGATCTTTGTAAAATATTTCTTTTACATTATTTCTAATACCTTCTATCTGTAGATCAATCTCATCATGAAAAGCCTTATCTGTAGATTGTTTTTGATTTTCTAATTTAGTTACTTTATCTAATTCTTTCATAATCGGCATTGCTGATTTAGGAGAGACATTTTTAGGTAACTTATTTACATTATCAGCGTAAATATCTACATCTTTCTTTAAGTTAGTTGCTTCTTCAATTGTAAATACTTTTTGATCAACTAAACCATCTATTATTTTAGTAAACTCTTTTTTATTTTTAGCTAGTGTACTTAAAGAACCTAAATCATCTACATCTTGATCTGAAGAATTAAAAGTAGGTAATTTAGCCTTAGATATTAAACCAGAAGATATAAATGATAAAATAGAGGTATTAACAAAATCGTCAGCAGACATGGTATCATTCATTATCTTTTTACCAGCCTCAACGTTTGTTATTTTATTAGCTCCAATTTCACCTACTTGTTGTATGTTTTCTTGAACAACTTCCTTCGCTCCTTCTTCTGCAAATTCAATAGCATTTTTAGGTGCATTCTTAATTATATCGTCTAAATATTGTACAAAACCTTTCTCTCCTTTTTTAGTATATTGATCGATAGCTTGTTTTATTATGTTCTTAGAACCAAACAAATTATCAGCAACTTGAGTCTGAGGGTTTATAGCACCTGTAGAACTATATAATACAGCTAATCTTTGGGCAGCAGATGAAGCTAATTTAAAAGCTTCTTTATCTGTTATTCCATTATCTCTCGCTGCTTTTAAAGTTTCTTCATACCCTTGTGTATAACCTAATGCACCTTGAGCAACCATAGAATAACCTTCTGCTCTTTGTAGTGGTATCATTTTTAACGCACTAGAAGTATCGTTTAATAAGGACGAAAATCTATTTGCTTTTTGAGCTCCATTCAAAGCTAATCTTGTTTCTGTGGCTATAGCGCCAAACTCTCCAATCCCACGAGTTAAAGCAGCTTGAATAATCATATCACCCATAACACTAGCTGTTTGGGTTGCCGCGCCTTGACCACTAAAAGTCCAATCTGATGGAGCGTTTTTAGAATCAATTAATATTTTTTCATAACTGTTTTTACTTAATAAGTCAGTTACTCTAATCTTAGCGTCTTTGTCGTATATTTGTCCTTTAGAATCAACTATGTAATCAGTACCATCATAATTAACTAATTTACCAGAAGCGTAAGCATAACCTCTTTCTTCTGGTCTAGATAATTGAGTTTGTTCTGCATTCAATCTAATACCTTCTGCGGTATCTTCCATTCCTAATTTTTCGTAAACAACTGGACTTACTTGATCTAATCTATCTACAACAGCATTCCATCCAGCTTTACCTATCTTTCCAGGAGTATCCCAAGACCAAAAGTCAGATGAACCTTTTTTAGATTCTTCATATAACCTAGCGTTTTCAATGTCTCTCTCTTTTAACTTTTGAGTTACATTTGGATAGTTTTTTTCAACGTAAGCTATTGTTTTATTTTGATCGAATAAAGATCTATTTACTATTTCTTTTTCTTTCTTTTTACCAGATACTACTTCTATTTCTTCGTTTAAATCTTGCTTAGTATAATCACGACGTTGCATATTATCCATATACATGTTTAACATACGTTTCTTAGCAAGTTCATCAGCTAACTTATAGTTGTATCCAGTCATGAAGTTAGAACCTTCTCCATCGTAAAGACCTCTTTGCTTCTTATCTAAATAATCCTGTTTATATCCATTCTTATTTAAGTATCCATCAAAGTCTTCTGTATTAATGCCTAAATCTTCTAATTCTGATCTATTATAATTTTGATCTATAAAGTCGTCTCCTTCCCATTGGTTTTTAGAAGAATAATATAAATAAGGATGTTCTAAGTCAGAATCTGTTTCCTGTATTTTTTTCTTAAGATTTGCTATCTCGTTAACACTATCTACATGTTCAGTAGAGTTTTGTTTCAAAGTATATAAATCTTTTGTGCTTTTTGTTTTTTTATCTTTTGGTAAAGTTTCTAATCTTTGTTTGTAGTCTCCTTTACCTAAATATGCTTTTAATTCTTGGTAATCTTTATTAAAGTTAGTTTTATTACCATATATATTGTTAACATCTACATTTGATTTAGGATAAGCAGAAGGAGGAGGAGCTTCTCCTCTTTTCTGCATTATCTCTAAATCATCTTCGTTTGCTAACCTATATTTTTGAGAACCCGAAGAACCACTTACCCGCTTGGATCCCGTATCTTGTGCTTTCTTTTTTGGCATCACGCCCGCACTCTTCGCAACGCCTTTTAACTTTTTTGCACCTGGATTCTCCATTAAGAAATTAATTCTTTCGAAATCTGAGTAGTTAGATAAATCTACCTGTGTTCCGTCTGACAATGAATATACCTCTTCCATAATTTATTATTTAATTTGATCTCTCGTATCTTATTTTATATGCTTCTAATGATTCTCCAGGTTTTCTAGGATTTGCTTCTGTCCAAGTTCTTAAATCTTGCATTCTAGCTTCTTGAACTTTTCCTCCTAGTTGTTTCTTTTCACCTTCTCCAGCTGTTTGATCTAAAGCAAATTTAACTCTGTCTTCAGCTTTCTTAAAGTTATATCCTTTTACTGGTTTATAAGCACCTTCTCCTTTTTTCATATATACTTTACCATCTCCAAATGATTGTTTAAATAAAGTAGAAGGATTTGTTTTTATTTTACCTTTATCATAAGCTTCTTGAATAGTTAAACCAGTGTCAAAACTTCCAGATTTATAAGGTGATTTTTTATACATTTCAAATAAATCTTCTTTAGTTATATATTTATCTGTTTCTCCAGCTAAATTATTAACATTATCAACTAAGTTCCTTCTATCTCTAAAATCTACTTGACCTGGTTTATATGCTCTGTTTCTACTTGCTCCAGAACCTGCCATTATTTTATCGTAATATTCAGACTGATAAGGAGTATATGTTTCTTTGTCTTGATCTTTACCTCCTCCAGAACTAGGTTCGCTAGATTTTTCTTTTTTACTAATATCTTGACTAGGATTCCAGTATATAACACCGTCTTTAGTTGTTGTTTTTTCTAGGTTTTTAGTCATAGAATTCATAGCATCGTCAGTCATCCAGTTCTTTAGAATATCTAATTGTTCTTTAGGATCTTTTCCAGCAAATTCCTTATCATAAACTCCAACTCCTTTTTTCAAAGTGTAATCTATAAAAGCTCTCATTTTAGCTGGTTTAGTAGCATATGTAGCAAGTAGACCATTCGCCGATGTTTCAGCTTGATCTTGTACTCCTTTTCTTATCGCTTCTATTTGAATTCTTTGACCATTTCGTATTTGATATACATCTTGAGTTTTACCATCAGAACTACCTTTACTGTCCAAATCAAATGTTTCTCTTGTTTCGCTTAAAAAACCAGGTAATATATTATTCCCTTTTTCATCAAAGTAAGTTTTTTTAGCATTCTCTATAAAAGAGTTGTTAGTTTCTACAGGTATTAACAAACCATTGTTAGATTCTTCATCTGACTTATTAAACTCATTAGAGTCTATTTCTTTTTCAAAATACTCACCATCTTCTTTATGATATCCAGAAACAATAAGTAATAAACCATCTCCGTTACTATTCTTTTTAACAGATATTTTAGAGTCTTTTACATTTGCTGAATTGCCTCCAAGAACTTCTAACACAGACGTGTTATCTAGTATTTCTTTAGAATTTGATCCGTTAACAACATAACCACCAGGTTCACCTAGTTTATTAGCTGGTGTTTTTAATCTATAAGTAGCAACTTGACCAGTTAGATTTTTAGCAAATACACCTGAATTTTCTAGTAATAAATTTGCATTTCTTACTGATTTCAAATATTCAGATCTTTTTTTAGGATCACTTTCGTTTTCCAAAAGTAAACTATTATCAGCTGCTGTGAATATATCTTGTTGTATTATTTCTTGTATCTGTTTATCAGCTTCTCCATTAATTTCCGATTGCTTAGATTTCCAATCAGATAATCTACCGTTATAATACATGTCTAGTTTGTTCTTTCTTTGTTGAAGTTTTTCTAGACTTAATCTCTGTTTTTTTTCTTCTGCTCTTCTTCTTTCTCCAATACCAATAAGTGCTTGAGAAATACTGTTACCAGCTTGCATTATATAAGAAGCAGCATCGTTCCCTCCGTTGTTTCTTATTATAGGAGGATTTTCATAATATCCCATATCTTATAGTTGTTTAAATTCAACATCAATTAAAGAATAGTCTACTAAATCAAAACCATCTTCATGTCTTATAACTGCTTCGTCTGGAATCTCATCTGACATAACTCCTTGCCAAAGTCCTTTGCCAAATCTTTCGTCTATGTATTCAAAAGAATAAATATTTATACCTTTTGCTGATACTCCTATTTTACTTATATTTTTCTTTAATCTTCTATCAGAGAAAGCACCTATTGCTCCACCAACTATATTACCAACTGCTCCAATACCCGCACCAATAGCGTTACTCTGTGCGTTTTGAGCAGATGCTTGATTAGCTTTAAATTGAGCTTGTTGACCAGATAATCTATTTAATTTAGCAATATCTCTAGATTCTTGTTCTCCATATTTAAACTTAATACCTTCAGCTTCTGCTGTTTGTAATCTTACTCCCTCTTGGTATTGAGCATTTTGTATTCTTCTCTTTTCTTCTAATTTAGCAGCTTGAAGTTCTGCTTGACCTTGTGCTTTTAATTTTTCATTATCAGCTTCTTGTTTTTCAATACTAGCAGCAACACCTTTTTTACTGTCTAAAGCGGCTTGTGCTAAAGCAGTTGCTCCACCAGCGCTTGCTCCAGTAGCTCTTAATGTATCTAAAGTGTTTGCCAATGCTTTATCTGATTCTTCAATTTGCATTTTAGCAGCTTGTGTAGACACACCTAAACTAGCATAAGGGTTGCTCATATCTCCAGATAAATCTTTAGCTAAAGTACTAAGATCTCTCATGTTTGCATAAGGATTTGGAATTGCCTGTCTATTAGCTTCTAAATCAGCTATTTGCCACTCTTTCCATTCAGCTTCGTTAGCAAATCCATTTGCTGCTTGCTTTGCTTGATTAGCGGCTATTGCTGATCCAGCTACGGATAATCCTACGCCTACTGCCGCTATAGTTGTTACTACTGCCATAATTTATATTTTTTTTGAAATTTCATGTGAAGGTGTTTTATCTATGGTATAACCTAAGTTTTCATGTGTTTTTAACAAACTCTTATTTTGACTTACACTAAATATCATTTCAGCACCTGTACTTTTAGCTACTTGTTCTAATGAATTTATTAATAATTCTATAGCTTCTTTTTTATTTCTTTTTTTATAGTTTTTATCAGATATTATCCATTCCATCCAAGCTATCTTAGAATTAGTCAAATATAAGAAACCAGCTACTACTGGTTGATCTTCACATTCAACCATTAGTCCGCCGATTCCATTCATTGGTAACATCTCTTTAGCTGGGTGTATTTGCCATTCTTCTCTAGACATCCACCAACTAACTAATGTATCCCAATCTGATTCCTGTAAATTTCTTATTTTTAATTCCATTTAATTTAATTTTATTTAATATGATGATTCTATGTATTCTGCAGATACAGCAAATAACTCTGATTTGTCATTATTGTTATGATCACATTGTAATGTTGCGTTAGCGTAAAACCCTTTAACTCCAGTTATATAAGGTTGACCCCATATTATTTCATTTTCACCAGGTAAAGAAGTATTTAATATATTTGCAAAATATTTATTTTCTTTCTTTTTAAATCTATTTTCAAAAAGTTGGTCTTCCAATCCCACTAATGTCGATGCTGAAAAGTATTGACTAACTGGAACCGATATGTCTGTTTCAGTAGAGAAGTTAGATAATCTCCAATTATATGTTCCTTCATAATTAATAGTCAAGAACGACTTAGATTGTGACACTTGAGGATTGAAAACAATAGAAACTGTTGATGGATATTGAATTCCATAGAAATTAGCTTTATTAACTAATTCTGAATAATGTTTCCATATAGAACCATTTTTAAATGTGTATAAGTAATTTCTTAAACTCACACCATCATTTGGTATGTAACTATGAAAACTAGTCCATCCTGAACTATCCTCATCAAAACTTGCTGTAACACTATTTGCTTCATCTATTACTAAAACATTTGAAACAGTTTTTGTAGGTTGTATAGACACTACATATTGTTTGTTGTGTATATCCCAAATACCGTATATATAACCATTTTGTAGGTTACTATCTGATAGTTTATCTCTGAAGTAATCAAACATACCATAATCAGATATTTCAGTTATACCGTCTTGAGATAATCTTAAAACAACATTCTGATATGTGTCTACAAAGTATTTTCTATATCCATATACGGCGAAACTCTCTGGATGCTTACCTATACCGTAATTACCTGCGTAACTTTGAACTTGACCTATTACGTCTATTCCAGAAGTTGTTAAAGGCATACCATCAGCCGCATACACAGCGCTTTTATCTATTAAAGCCCTACTAACTTTCAACTCTTGGAAAACAGTTAAGTTAGTGTCCTCAGCGTATAGTTTTTGTATTGAACCATTCGCTGGATCTAATGTTCTAGTTATATCTTCTGCTACAGAGAATTGATTAGTATTGTTTATACCTGTTCTAGAATTAAACACGCCAGAATATATTAATCTATTAGTTAGATCTTCTCTCTGATTGTTTTCTTCTACAGTGTAAGCTTTAACTCCAAAATCAACAGTTGTATTATTATAACCGCCTCTTATTCTAGCTTCTTCTATATACCAATCTTGTGACGATCCACCAGTAGCACTAATATATTGACTAGGTAAGAAATCGTAATCAATTATTTTACCTAAGTTTATAGTAGTTCCAGAAGGTACTCCAACTGTTAAATTGTTGTATAACGTAAAGTAAGTATAAGTAGCGTCTGAAGTAACGTATGTAACTATGTTTTCATAATTGTTTCCTGCTATAGTCCAACTTATTCTTTGACCTGGACCGTATACTGTAGAATCTGGAGCAGAAGCCAAAGCAACTTTTAAGTAGTTGTCTCCTATAGAACCAGTTCCAACCGTAAGTATTCCAGCAACTACAGTTGGAGCTACTTTGGTTATACTATCCATTTTCTTTAACCAAAATGAATTATAATATTTTATTTCTATAGTTGCTGCCATATTTATTTATCACTTGTTTTTTTATATTATTACTTAACACGTAGCAAAGGTTGCTACTCCTCCGTCTGCGTAAGTTAAAGAGTCAACGTGTATACATGGATATGTACCTCCAAGTCCAGTACTAGCTACTGTGGCTCCTGGATTTAAATTACCTCCTATTACGGAATAACCAGTTCCAGAATTTACTAAAGCGTTCCAAGTTATTGGTGTTGAACCAGAATTAGTTAATTGCCAACCTGTTAATAAAGGAGACAAGTATTTAGGTGATCCTACGTTACACGTGCTAGCACTTGATGTTCTAGTCATTGAATCGTAAGCAGTGTTTTGACTTATAAAATCAACGTTTATATATCTTCCAGAAGGTAAAACTCTTATAGTACCAACTACATGCAGGCTAACAGTTGGTGATTGATCATCTTCTATACCTTGACTATTTTGAACGTTAAAACTGGCTTCAAAATCTTCTGCATTAGTAAAATCTAACCAACCTTGATAAAAGTAAGTAGAATCACCTCCTGTTATACTTCTATAAGGAGCACTATAGGTTTCACTTAAAGAATCATAACTTACAACTCTAACAGATGTATTTGCTACATCTATAGTTTCACCAGGAAAAAATTCTCTCCAGAAATTAAAATAACCAGATGTTGTGTTTCTAATAAATAAAGTAGGATGTATACCATCACTTACAACACAATCCCATTCCTCACAATTATTCTCGCCTATTGCTCTTATTATACTCAACTGAGTATCAGCATATAATGAACCAACTCCGTTTGAATTAGTAGCAAAATCATACGTGTCTGTTAACCTAATATCCAATGTATAAGGTAAGTTATTCGGTATAGTTACATCTAACAAACTAATAGTTCCAGTAGTTTCGTTTATACTAAAATAAGAAGCATAATCACTAGGAGTAGAAGTATTTAATATACTCCATCTTAATTGTTGTTGATTAAAACTAGGATTACCAACTACACTAGGTGCTCCATTCGTACCAGTACATTGATACACAGAACCCAAAACAGGAGGATTCGATAGTATAACACTATATAATGGTGGAACAGGAAGTGGTAATGTTGGAGCTGTAATAACAGGCGTGGAATTACTTAAACTTCCGGTTTTAGTTATAACACTATTTCCATTAGTAACATCAAATATATTGAAAGTAAATATATATCTTTCCTTTGTCGCTGCATCTGTTAAATAATTAAATGCATTGTTTATTCTAATAGCGTATTTATAACCTGTTTGGTACACTAATTCAAAATTACTAGTTCTATCAGCTCCAGTCAAATCCTTAACAGTCATAACTATGTTGTTAACAGTAGTCATTAAAGCTCCAGAAGCGTTAACTGGTTGAAAATTGTTAGTTATGAATCTAGAATTACTAGCGCCAGGTGTTGTACCAACCCCATTTGGATCTTGAAATTCATTATGTGTATAAGTGAATAAATCAAAATTAACAGCAGAGTTATAAACCTTTAACACCGCTTCGTTTAAATCAGATATAAGACCAGCAGATGAAGTTTCCCAAAATATCTCAAGAGAAGAAATAAATGGAGAAGTTTCATAAACGCCTAAAAAAGGATTCATAGTGAAGTCCGTATCTGGAGTTCCAGGAGTTGTTGTACTTCCTATTACACCTATCTCATTAACCGTAGAAATTCTAGCGATTATAGGAGTAGTACTTAATTGATAAAAGTTATTAGAAGCAGTTCCATATAAGTTATTTGGATCGTTAGTAGGTAAAAACTTTAAATCATTAGCAGAAGATATAGTCGAAGCTACATCTGGTTTTCTTGCCGGATAATACTGTCTATTAAACGTTATCGTTGAATCTAAGGCGTTTTCTACTCTACCGAACAGTTGAACACTACTTCTGTATTGTTTTTGATCTGGACCAACCTCTGTTAAGTCTCTAGGTATTTTATTTATGTTGTCGTTTATTAATACCACGTGAGCAGTCTTGTCAACTTCATCTGTAGGGAATATAGTTGGATTAGCGGCAGCAGTAGGCCAAGTACCAGGAGCCGTTGTTGTTTGGTACATAGGGTAACCATTTAACATGCCCGGTAAATAAACATTATAGTATTCTTGTTGTTGTTGTCTAACGACTATCTTATATGAATACCAACCCATTGGATTTATCTTATAAGAATATTTTATATCAGGACTTACTCCTGTTAGATTGTAATTTTCGCTTATATCGCCATCCGCTGTTAAAACAAAACCAGTAACAGTTGGAGAACCAAAAGTAGCAACGGTTAAAACTTTAACATAGTCTTTATATTTTCCTCTTAGATAATTACCAACCTCTGGATAATTTCTTTGTGCAGGAGACGCAGCTAGATTACATGTAAAAGTATTACCAGTTACTAATCCTGTTCCTGTTATTTGAAATCCATTTGTATTATTATCTATACCATCTACAACAGCATATAAACCAGGAGTTCCTGCTCCTTGATTAATGCTAGAAACTATTGGCGTGTTAAGTATTAAAGCTAATGTATTACCTCTCCAATCTTTAACATCGAGGTTATTTGCATCAGTGAAATAAGGAGAGTATATAGTAGAACCAACAAAAGTAGTTCCACCAGAAGTAACAGTTAAATCGTTAGATGATAAAATAACAGAAGATTGTCTTCCGAATTTATCTGCTAAAATAAAACCAGCTTGATAATTTCTGTTTTGTTTTAAAGTATGATTTGGATATTCTACCCAAGAACTATAAGGTGGTTGTTTTTGTATTATTGCTAGGTTATAATCTAAACTAGCAGGTGGTGTGTTTTGATTTATATAGTTACCATATATAACTCTATTTCCAGAAATCTCCTGAGCTCTTGCTCTAATTGGAACTTTGTCATAAACTCTAACTGTTTGAGCTTCTGGTAATGTTTTATATGGTTTTTGAGATTTATATGTATAATAGTAATCTGAAGAGTTACCTGCTACAGTTGCTATTTGATTAAGCGAAACAGTTTCTACAACTTGAACAGCGTTTGAATCAGATTCTTTGTAAAGTATGTCTATACTTGCAATTTTATAAGAACTACTAATATTGTTTCCAGTATCTGGTAATTCAACATGTAATACTATATTGTTTATATAGTTTTCGAACCAAGTAACAACGGTACTTCTATACGCGTCTTGTTCGTCTCCATTCAAGAAATAACCATTCTGATTAGGTATAAACATAATCTGAGTAAACGGTGCCATTAATGAATATTCACCATCATCAAATTTATATCTATAACTAAATCTTACAAATTTATCTTTAAGGTAATTTGGATCTCCTGACCAATTAGGGTTATCTGCTTGATTAGACATTGTTGTTCCGTAGAAAGTTAACGCACTTCCAGAAGGTAAACTAACAGCCGGTGATCTTTGTGGTATTGATACCGTTATATTTGTTCCAGATATCTTTGTTATAACAGCATAGTCTATTACGTCTAAGTTGTTAGTAGGCACTACAGAAGGATACAATAGTTGCATTCCTAAACTTAATTTAGCAGCATCTAAACTAGAAACATTAAACGATATTGATTGTGGATTTCCAGTTGGACTAGTTGGTATTACTCCTACTGATGTAGTAGTTACTGGAACAACAGAGTAAACACTCATTGGTGTTACTGGAGAATATTTAGCAACAGATATTTGAACTTCTTCTGTATAATAATTATTATTATTTATAGCAGTCTCTATATTTATTTTTCTAGGTTGATTTCTATTATCAGTCCAAAATAATAAATTCTCTAATACATTTGCTCCTATTACTCTAAAAGGATAATTTGTTGCTAGATTTAAAAAACTACCAGAAACAAGAGTTGTTAATGTACCAGATGAACCATTTGGAACATACATAGTTATTCTCATGTCAACAGTAGTGTTTATATCTGGTAAAGCATATAAGTCGTTTTGAGGCGCAGTATAATCTGTCCACCATTGAAATACTCTATTGTTCTGATTATCAGCCACTTTACCAATACACACTAGGTTTGGATTATTGGTATCAACCATAAACTCATTACCAAGAGCACCTTCTAAAGCACCAATATCTTTATCTTCTGCTTTACCAACAGATATATTTAAAGCGTCTCTGTACTGTCCGTTTGGAATAAGTCTATCATCTAGATCTTTATTCATTTTAGATTGTAAGAAACTATTTTTTACTTCAGCCATTTTATTTAGTGTTTAATCCATTTAGATTTACCTCGTAATACTTGAGTGATTTCTTCTAATTTAATATTAGATAATCTTATTTTTGTATTTCTTAGTTTAGCATTTTTTTCTTGACGTAGTCTTTGTACTAGATATTCAGGTTGATTAGCACGAGTAGAAATAATCGCATGTAATATATACGCATACATTGCTTCCTCTGCCATTTTAGGCACTCTAGAATCTAAATCATAAGCTAATCCATCAGAAACATATTCTAACACGATTAACCTACCTACTAGATTACTACTAAAAGATATTTTATTTTCTCTGTCATTTATAGTAAAATAACCATTCATGTTAGAATACTGTGGATCTAATCCATATCTTCTTCCATAAAAAGCATCTTGAACCCACATGTCTCCATTATACCAATCACCTACGAAATCATTGTAATCAAATAATAATTCGTCTACATTGTTTCTTTTCCATCTGTATTCAGTAATAGAAGTACCTTCTATGTTAGAACCAAAGTTATCCTGCATAGGAACTCCATCCTGTGCTTGTATAGGGTTTTCGTATGGGTCTATAGTTAAATTATTTGTTGGATAGATTATATGTTTAACACCTTGATGATCTATCCAAGACATACGAACATAATTAACATAGTCTTGAGGTATTACAACGCTTAAACTATGAGGAATATTAAGTTCCATTGATTTTATACTTTTCAAAGTATCATAACTAAATTCCTGCATACTTCTTTTAGCGTGGAATATAACATCAGTTCTTTTAACTGAATTTATAAGTTTTCCAGTACCAACGTAACCTACCATAAAGTTGTTTACTATATCATTTAAAGATATATAAGCATAAGAACCATAGTTATCTTCAACTGTGTTTCCGTATGCTTTCTCTGATAAACTTGTACCGTAATTTCCACCATCTAATGTTTTTAACTGAACTACAACGTAAGTACCTGTAGTTAAAGCAGATGGAAATGTTATTAAATTATCTACAACAGTATATGACGATGTGTATTCAGCAAATGTTCCTGGAAGTCCAGTAGTACTAGTATATAATTTAAAGTTATTCAAAGCATAATCTACAGTAGACGGACTGTAATTACCTAAAACTAAATTAGTATTAAATGTAGTTAGGAATTGTGTCTGTCCAGCTTGAGAAATAAAACCTTGTGCTCCTTCGTAGTATTGTCTATTTGATTCGGTTATTAAACCGTTATTTGGAGTTGGCATAATTTATTAGCTTTTTGAATTAATGTTTTCGCTTTGTATCTGTTGAGCAGCTGCTTGTACTATTTGAGGATCTTTTATAATCACACCAGAATATAGTAATATTTTTATAATGATATTAGTTTGCTCTGTAGGATGTAAATCAAAGTTAACAGAAGTACTTGGGTTATACACGTATGTGTAATTTGGTGCAGATGATGTAAAATTCCATACTGGATCGTATGGTTTTCTAATATAGGTACATTTTATATCTGTTGTTATGCTAGAAGGATATACATTTATTTTGAAGTTTTTATATGTATATACCGGCCAATATAAAGAAGGTTTTGTTATTGGTGATAAATTAAGTTCTAACAATTCATTTGGTTGAACATATTGAACTTCTTTTTCATCTTTATATACAACGGTTCCTAACTTATAAAGTTCTGGTTGAGGTGAAGAAGTAGGTATATTTAATTGAAAAGACCCACCACTATAAGTACATGGTGCTTCCTCTTGAAATATAGCTATTTTTTCTTCTAAATTTTTAACCCTATCAGCATATTCTGTATCGTTACCTTGTACACGCAAGTGTTGGTTTAGATCTTCAAAATATTCATTAAACATTTCAAGTTGAACTTGTGCTGCAGTTTTATTAAATTCATCAGGTGTTAGATATCCTCTTTGTTCTTTATTAAGAATTAATAAAACAGTTCTATAAACTGTATTTACGTTTACCGCCATATGTTATTTTTATTATAATAATTAGGCAGTTATTGCAGTTTTAAGTACAATAACCGCCTACTTATTAGTATTACACGTTATTTTAGTTTTTTCTCTATAGACTTGAAGATTAACATACCTTCATCTGTCTTAAAGAATGCTGCCATTGCCGAGTATGGATTTTCATCAAAAGGCACTGTCATTAATTTTCTATCATTTTCACCCCACATGAATGTTCTTTGATCTTGTGATAGTTTAATAATATTTTGTTCAGCAGCTACGATAGCAATATTTCTTAACTGAACGTTTTCGTCATTTGCTAATTCTAAGAATAAAGATGGATTTCTTCTAGCTAGTAATAGTAAATCTCTTTTTATTTCCTTAGAACTCATCTTATTGACTCTAGAACCAACTTCTACTCTAACTATTGCTTCAGCTTCATCAATATCCATGTTAAAAGCAGCATTCATTGCTTCTACTTCTAATTCAATTTGATCTAATTCATCTTCTGCTTCAACAAGTGGATCGAATTCCATATACTTCTTATTTAGACCAGGATGATATAAAGATAATAGTTTTTGTAAATTTTGTTTTTCTTTTGGAACGTTTAATATTCCGTCTTCAAATATAATATGACCTAAAGTTGCTTGTCCTTTTTGCTCGCTAACTAAAGGTGAATTTTGATTTGTAGCGTATCGTAGTTCTTCTTGATCTCCAGTTTCTTTGTTAAACCACAATAAAGGATATCTAAGAGAATGTCTACTTTGAAGTGTGTAAGTTATAGGCGATGTACCATCAGCGATGATATATGTTCTATCTTTAATTTCCCACGCTGGTTTAGTAGGTTTCGATACGTTGATTTTTTTAGTAATAACTTCAGTAGGTTCATTGACTTCTATTTCATTAACCATATCAACTTCGTTTACTGTAGTTTCTACTTCTTTTGCTTTTGTATTTTGTTTTTGAATTGCCATAATATAATATAATTTAATAATTTATTTAAGAGTAATAATTACCCCCGTCAGTTCAACGAGGGTAATATTACCATTTTTGTTATGCAGTAGCTGTGAACAATACGAAGTTGTTAGCAGCTTGAGTAACTAAACATCTTTCTGATAAGAAGTGTACTTGCATTGCATCTAAATCAGATGTGTAAGCTCCTCCAACAGATCCAGTGATCCAGTTTTTCATACGTCTGTCATCAGCTTGGTTAGCTCTATAACGAACGTGTAAGAATGGACGACGGATGTTAGTTCCTAATTGTTGATCGTAAACTGTAGTTGTACCAGCTGGAATAAGAACTCCATCGATACTAGATACATTCATACCACCACGAGTAGAAGCATCATTTAAGTACTTCCAGTCAGTTTTGTAGAAATCGTAAGAACCTCTTCTGAAACCAGAGAAACCTAAGTTTAATGCCATTTGCTCAGAGTTTTCGAATAATCCGTAAGCAACACCACCAGCAGCACCAGCAGACAAAGAAGCTAACATGTCATCGAAATCTAATGAAGTAGCTCTGTTCAAGAAGAACATGTTTTCTTCAATAGCTCCTTGAGTATCTAAGTTTTTCAAGATTGAATCGAAATCAGATAAACCAGATGCAGCAGTAAAATTGTTAACTACATTTCCTCTTTCTTTGATAGCAGAGAAAAGACCTTGAGTACCTTTAATTTTAGCAGCAGTCAAAGTTGAGTTAGTAGCTAATTCACCTTCAATAACAACCATTTCTAAGTAATCTTCAAAACGTAAACGAGTTTCAGATTCTGCTTTTAAATACCATAAGTATCCGCTTGCTCCGTTTTCTGTAGCAACTTCAACCCAACCGATTTGAGCTGTGTCAGATCCAGAGATTTGGTATTTCTCTTTAATAATAACTGGAGAGTTACTATATTGAGTGAAAGATGGAGTTACAGAGTTTAAAGTAGCGTCTGTGTCTCCTTTTTTGAATTCAGAACCATAAACGAAGATTTTAAGATCTCCATTACCAACAGTCGTAACAGGAAATGCAATTGCACCAGTTGTTAAGTCTGATTGAGTATAAGGTTGAACTGTAAGAACAGCTGGGTTTGTAGAACCACCAGCTCCAGTAGATGGGTTAGCAGTTGAAGCTGTTACATATACTTTAAGTTCTTTTCCTGTAGAAGGACTCATAATAACTAAAGTTTGTCCAACAGAAATTACGTTGTTTACAAAGTTAGAACCAGTACCACCAGTAACAAATTTTAATTCGTTAGCACCTGTAACAGATACTTGGTTGTAAGCAATGTGTAAACGGTTTTGTTCAGACCATACGATTTGGTCAGAAGACATAGGCATTTCAGCACCTACCATACGTAAGAAACCAGATAAAGTTCTGTTTCCGTAACGCTCTACTTCTGCTTCGTAGATCTCTGGTAAATATTGTTGAGCAAAGTCATTAGCTCCACTCGTAAAGTTTAAATAGTTTGTGTCTAAAGCTTGTTGCTTTTGAGACGGTTTAATAGATCCAAATTCTGGAAATACATTTGCCATAATTGTAATTTTTAATTGTTAAATTTTTTTGTTTGTATTTTTAATTTAGAAGAATCGAATCCACTTATTGATTTAACTTTTAAACCGTTTATAAACACTTCACCAGGAGCTTGTCTTGGTTGGCCTAATGATGGGTTTTTAGAATTGTTAATAACCTCTTTAACTGCATCTGCTTTACCTTGTTCGTAAAAGTGTTGTGCAATCTTATCGGCATTCATAGCGGAGTAAAGAGCTTTATGATAACTTACTTGATCGTTGACGTTTCCGTCTTTGTCTAGGAACTTCCCAACAAAATTAGCGATGTCCGATTGTTTCTCTGCCACTTGTTCTGGATTTTGAATGCCATATCTAAATCTCTTATCTCCAACATTATATTCAAAACCTTTGAAATCGTTGTTAAATAAATTTTTAGTTTGAGTTCTAAATCTTTCACGTTGTGCATTTGTTTGCTCTTCGTTCTTCTTGTATCTGTTGAAAAAGTCAAAAGCTTCTTGATATTCTGGATTTACATTAGAGTTCAACTTGATCTCATCGTAATATTTATCCTTAACATTTTCTAAGAATTTTTTGGCTTTTACAACTTCTTCTTTAAATGCGAGTTTCTTTTTTCTAATATCTCGCTCTTCATCTAAATCCTCATCGTAAGCAAAATTATCTTCCATTAAGAAATCAATTTCACTTCTATCTAAATGAGGTTTAGTATTTTTATAATACTCTCTTAATAAAGTATTTTCATCTATACTAGAATAATCAGTATTTAATCTAATATAATCTTCTATAGTACCACCAGTTTCTTCCATGAAACTAACTAACTTTTCGATGTTTTGTGGTAAAGGTTTTCCAGTATTAACTTGCTCCTGAATATGTCTTTCTACTTCTTGTTCAATTTTTTCAGACTCTACTTTTATTTCTTCGTCTGTAATTTCTTGAATAACATTTTCAAAGGACTCTTCGTTTCCTTGTCCCATTGCTTGCAGTTCCACTTCGGATTGTTCTGTGCGTAACACGCCTTTCTCTGTGCTTTGCTCTTGAATGGCATTTTCTGGTGTATTAGGGATTATTACTTTTTGAATTTCTTGTTCTTGTGTTTTTGGTTCATCTAATATTTCAACCTTTACTATGTTATCTACTTTATTTAGATTTCTAGGTTTTTTAGGTTTAGACATTTTAAATTCACCCTCTTGTTTAATCGATTGTTCCATAATATAATATAATTTAATAGTTGTTTTTTATTTACATACCCATATTTTGTAATCCAGTAAACTCACTAGATTCAAAATTTAACGGCATTGCATTATTCTTTCTCTGATTAACTAATTCAGATTGTTGAGAAGCTTGAATTCTTGTTCTTTCGTCTTTTCTGTCTTCTGCTTCTTTTATATTCTGTGCTTCTGTTTGTGCTTTTATCTGAGCAAGTTGCATATCATACTCGAATTGTTTCTGCATCATTTGTTGTTTCAATTGTGCTTCAACCTGTAGTTTCTGCATACTAAGTTGTGATTTTGCAGTTTCTATGTTTATAGTTTCTTGTGTTAACGCTTGTTGTTTTTGTACTTCAAATAAAGCAGCTTTTTCAGCAGTTTGTTGATTAGCTTGTGCTTGTGCTTGAATATTAGCCATTTGAGCTTCTTGAGCAGCTTTTTGTCTTTTTGCTTTTCTCAATTTAAGTAATTGATTAGCAAGTTTTAAGTTTTTAACTTGTCTGATATCAATAGCATCGTCTAAATCAATAGATCCACTTTGTAAACATATCTGTATGTTTTGTTCTAACATTGCTTTTTCTTCTTCGTCTGGTTCTAATTCTAGATATATACCAAAGTTATAAAGATTTAATGTTTTTAATTCTCTTAACGTAGCAGCATTATAAGTAGTAATACTATCTTCTAATACTTTAGCCGTTAAAGGAAAGTCTAAACAATCAGCAATTCTAAGAGAGATGTTCTCGCAAGTTCTAAGAGTCAAATAACTGCTTGCTTGTAATATATGTCTCGTAGCGGTATTTGATGCATTAGCGGCCATCTTTTGCAATCCTACTAATGTATCTCTATCTGGACTACTACCATCTCTTGCTTCGTTCAATCCAGTTACATCTCTTATAAGTTGTAAATAGTATTGATATGTTTCTATAAGTGATTGTATTTTAGCTTGACCAGAAGAACTGTTTAATTCTTGAATAGGAACTTTACCTTGGTTTAAACCACCGTCTTGTGACATGGATCTACCAACTATACTACCAGTTTGAAAATACATATTTAATGCTTCTGCTGGATTGTAATTAGTTCCATTACCTAGATCAACTTCTGCTAAACCATCTATATCTAAGAACACCCCATCTGGAACTATTCTAGACATAACTTGTTGTAACTTCAGGTGTGTCAATTGAATCATATCAGCAAAACCAGTAATTCTGTTTACTATAGAATCAATTCTACCTTTATACATTCTTGGCGCACATATTACATAGTTCATTTGAACTCTAGTAGTATCCGCAAAAGGTCTTGACATATTTTCAGAAAGTTTCCATTCTAACATAGTATTTGTTCCAAGTACTTTAGCACCTGTGTATAATACTTCTATAGTTCTTGATACTCTTTCAAAATTATCGCTTGGAGGTGGATTAAAATCATCTGTTTTTTCAATAGCTTTTTCTAAGCCATTTTCTCCATATTTTATTTTAAACACTTGGTTCATGTAAGTTTTATATTCAAAATATAAAATCTGAACAGTATTCTCATCGTAATTACCCCAACCAGTAATGTACTGTCTATTACCTGGCATCTGTTGAATTTTATATAATTCTTCATCAGATATGTGAGGAAATTGTTTCTTTAATTCTGGTATAGTTATAGCTTTAACTTCTCCAGCATAATATATATCATCAAAGTTAGGATCTTCTGTGTACGAATATACTAAATAAGCAGGATCTACATAAGTAGTTTTAATTCCTTCACTTAAATTAAACTCTGTTTTAACACAAGCAATACCTAATACAGTTAAATCGTAATTTAATCTTCTTCTAGTTAAATCCCATTTATTGTTGTCTAAGACATTATTGATAGCTTCTTCCTCTGCAATCTCTATAGATTGTTTGTAAGAAAGCTGCATGTGTAAATCAAGTTCTTCTTTTGATTGTGGTAACTCGTCTGCTGATAATGGAGAAGCAGAAAAATCAAGTCCTGTTATAGATTTTGCTTTATTAAGCAAGTCTTGTGAATACATGTCTCTTAATATAGACTTAGCGTATTCTGTTCTATTTTTTACAGATTCTTGATCTTCAGCATAAGCCTTTATATCGTATGATTTTTGAGACATTCCATTTACTACAATGTCTACGAATTTAGATATTACAGGAACAGGTTTCCAATCTAGATTAAGATAAGATAAATCACCATTAGTAGCTAATTCATCTTTATACTTTTGTATAGATTGTTCTCCTCTTGCATACAATCTTAATTGGTGGAATTGATTCCAATTAGTTAAGTATCGATTTTGAGTAGTTCTACCTTGCTCAAACCATTCTTGTTCGATAGCACGAGAAACCTGTAAACCATACTCTTCAGAAGCTTTAACCGAATCTGGTACCACCTGACTTGGAAACGCACTGTTTGTATTTGTGTATATATTCATCTATTTATGTTATTTTTGATAAAGAACCTGTATTATCGTATTTTTTTATTCCTAAATTATAAACCTGTCTAATTATTGGTGCAGAAGGAGCATATCTATGTTTATTGCAAGCCATTATAGCCAAACCAGAACTAATAGAAGCATCATATTTTGTTCTATCATTAATATTAAATCTAGCCCAATCATTTAACGTTCTATTAAAGTACATATCTCCATAACCATGTTCAGTTATTCCAATGTGATCTTCAATATAAGATTCTATCGCAGCAGCATGTGCTTGCTTAACATCTTCACTTGAGTTTGGTATACCACCGATATCTCTTTCTGTTATAGATAGTTTATTCCAAAGTTTATCAGGACGATTCATAGAATAACCTCTATATCCTCTTCTTTTAAAATGAAATAATAATCTTGGTTTGTTATTCTCTGCAAGTATAGGCATTCCGTAAAACACGCAAGCCATTAACACTTCTTCGAAAAATATCTCAGCAGTCTGAGGTCTAGCAATATATTCTAAGAAAAACATATTAGCTGGTATTTCCTCCATAGAGAATTTAGTTAAACCACTTAAAGCACCATTAGATCCTTTACCATCAACTGTACCAGATATATCATAAGGGTCACATCCAAAAGCACCTAAGTGTTCATTTCCTGGATATTTAACTCCATTTTTAATTATAATATTATTTTGAAGATGAACTGGTGGAATCCAAGAAACTAAAAACCTTCCATCCTTATTTGGATAAAATATTACTCTAGTATCAGGTATACCATTTTCCCATTGGAAACTACCTCTTGTTATAATATTTGTATTTCTTAAATCTTCATTATAATCTATTTGTTCATAGATCTTAGTAAGATTAAATAGAGATTGTTTTGTTTCATCTCTAAAAGCATGTTGCTCTGTTCTTGGGAATTGTCGATAGTATTCATTTAAACCATCTTGATCACTTTTAAGACCATCGACTTCGTTTTGCCAATGTTCTATAACTCCATATTCTATCCA